TTATTACTTTAGCCATTTAACTTCTCCTCTAATTTGTTTATTTGTTGTTGTTGTTCTTGAACTGCTTTTATTAATACCGAAGTAAGTTTAGCATAGTCTACAGTTTTGTGAGTATCTTCACTATTTAATGTATCTACTTCTACTACTACTTCTGGTATAATCTTTTCTATCTCTTGTGCTATAACACCAATATCATGTTGTCCATTTCTTTTTTCTTTCCAGTCAAATGATACTGGTCTAATATCTAACACATCTTTTAATCCATAATTTAAATCTTTTACATTTTCTTTTAATCTAACGTCTGATGCAATAGTTGTAGAAAATGCTACTACATCACCGTCAAATAATCCATTACCATTAGCATCTAATCGCAAATATACATCATTTATTGGTGCTGTTGCTGAATTGTCAAGACTTCCAGTAGTTAAATTATCTCTACCTAAGAAAATATAATTGTCTGCTACAACAACAATTCCATGAGTATTAGCACTATTACCAGCTGATTTTAAATAAGTATAATCTCCTAAATTAGATACATAATGATTAAGTATAATATCATGAGTAGTAGCATTAGACCAACCACTATTAACTAATTTTAATAAACTACCAGTTGAACCTGTTTTATTAACTTGATAATAATCGGTTGTTCTGGTAATACCAGTAGTTAATGAACCGCTTGAATCTACTCTAAATTCTTCTGTATTTCCAGTACCAACTTGGAATCTATGTTCGCTTCCTCTATAAACATTTATTTTATTACCAATACCTAAATGTAAAGTAGAAGAACTATAAATATGGTCTGTTTGAAAATACATTGTAGTACTATCTCCACTTGCTAATAGTTCCATAACAGTACCATTAGAAGTAGTGTTTTCAAATCTTGCTGCTATATCTGTATTTCCAGTAGAAACGTGCAACTTTCTTTGAGGTGATGCAGTTCCTATTCCGACATCACCTGCACTAGTAATTTCCATATAATGTTGAGTATTGTTATAGTTTCTAAATCTATGTGCAGTATTTTGATAATAATTTCTTGAATCTCCAGTACCTCCCATATATAAACCTACATTACCCTGTGGATTTTGTAACATAGTATATGTACCATTTTGAAACAATGTTACCACACTTCCACTAGCTGAACTATGTGTTATAATTCCATCATCTGCTCTCACATATCCGTCTGTATGTATATCTCCACCAACTACTGATAATTTAAAACTTGGTGATGTAGTTCCTATACCAAGTCCAGTAGTAGTTAATTTCATCAAGTCAGCAGAAGTTGAACTTTTAAAATTATAAGTATTGTTATATAATGTAAGGTTACCACCGTTACCATATATACCACCAATACCAGTAATTGCTTTATTATTACCTTGTAAAGTTCCTGAAGAAGTTATTTGCCATCTTTCAGTTCCTGCTGCAGTTCTAAATATGTGTGAATCGTTATTGTAAACATTGGATGAAGCTACTCCAGAATCTCCAGCTTGTATACAATTAGTGCCATCGTTATTTTTTAAATAGGTATAATTGCTATCTTTTGCTAATACTGTTTTAAATCCGTGTGTTCCATCCCAAATTTGTACACCACCGTTACCTGCTTGTACTGCATTTGTTACATATAATACTCCAGAACTATTTATTGTAGCTCTTACACCACCACCAACAGAAAATCCTAAAGAGTTTGCATCATATTTATACATACCACTATCGGTATCATCTTTAAAACTGTAAGACGGTGTTCCTGCACTACCAGTATATCCATTTCTTATACCATAACTACCGAATCTTACCCTTTCTACTGTATCTCCGTAAATTTTGGTTTCTGATGCTTCAATTTCAATTCTATCGTCATCATTTAATCCTCTTGCTAATCTAGCATGAACACCAGCATTGCTTCTATAATATCCTGTTTGTGAGACATAATCACCTGGTGTTTCAGTCACATCATATTGAGTCATGTTAGCTATATACCAAGTGAACGCTGAATCACTACCACCTGTAACATAAATAAAACCAGAAGTACTAAATGTACCACCTGTTCCTGCATGACATACTCTTGCGTACCACTCCCATTTACCAGTACCTTCAGGTGAAGTTAAGAAATAATCTTTAGCACCAGTTCCCATAGAGTTAGCTGCTGTATTAAATGTTCTACCACTTGGTAGTTTAGCTTGGAATATCTGTACAAATGTATGATTTTTCTCAGTATTTATAATCTGGTAAACACCACCAAAACCTGGACTAGTAGTTCCATTACCATTGTAAGCAACCTTAACTACTTTACCACTTGAATTTGGAGGTACTATACTATCATCTGATGCCGTGATTCTTGAAACAACAAGATTACTACCACCTGCATTGTTATATAAATTTACACTATTAATGCTATTAGCAAAGTCTTCATCTAAATATCTTTGTTTACCGCTGTTTCTAATAGATGCCACAATAGGATGGTAACCGCCTCTTTCACTAGAATTACTGGTTACTTCATATATTCTTCTGTCATCTATATAATAACCATTACTATTTAATGTATTAATTCCATTAGAATTTATATTAGCACGTACTACACCTCCAACTGAAAACCCAAGATTACCTCCACTTAAAAGATACATACCTGTATCTGTATCATTAGAAAAACTATAAGCAGGATTACCTACTGAATGATTAGGTGCTCTAAATGTGGCATTACCAGTAATACCTTGACTCGCTCCATCTACAAAAAAACCGCCATCAGACCTAATATATCTTGGTGTATAAATATTCTTATTAGTGCTTTGATTAATCCTTAGCCAAGTAGTATCGTTACTTCCAATATCTCCTACTGTAGTACCATTATTTTTAAAGAAAAGTCTTTCAGTATTATCAGTAGCGTTCATATTGACTGCTTCTTCAAATGTTATAATACCAGTTACACTATCATCAGCATCGCTTCTTATAAATTGAGATGCTTGTATTCCGTCCAGTTTATCTGCATCTAAGCCACTTCCACTACCGTCATTACCACTATGCCACATCTCAAACCAACTACCAAAACTACCATTAGTTACTCTTCTTATAAAAAATAATTGATTGTCATTATCTCCACCAGACATCTGTAATCCGTAGTTACCACTACCACCAGTTCCGTGTGAGTATAAACTCAATCCCCAATTAGCGTTGTTAGCCATTGAGCCACCACCACCTAATGGAGTATTTGAAGAATTGTTGCTATATCTAAATGGCTGTAATCCAGCTGCTTTTGATGTTCCTATGTCATTAGAAAATGCAGTATTTAAATTTGTAAAACTACCTCCGTTAAGTATAGCTGTTGTAGATGTATTACCTAATAGTTTACCAGTAAAAGTAATATTACCAGAAGCAGTATCTGAGGTATCACTTCTTAAAAATTGTGTTGAATCTAAATTGTCTAATGTTCCAGCATTAGTGCTGCTTACAAATGAAAGCCAATTAAATCCACCAGCACCATCTGATGCTAAGTATTGCCCATTAGTACCATCGCCTGATACGTTTAATTCATCTGCACCTACTTCATTGTTTTTTATTGTTGCTGCATCCACTTCACTCAATGATGCTAATGTACCTAGTCCTAAATTAATTTTTGCGTTGTGTGCACTTGTTGCACCAGTACCACCTTCTGCTATTGCTAATGCTGTACCCAATGTTAAAGCTCCACTAACGCTTAAAGCTCCAGTAACACTTACGCCTGTATTAGTAGTTTCTAATTTATTACTACCATTGTAATAAATTAATGCACCTCCATTTGCATTAAATCTAATAGCATTTTCAAATGCATTACCAACAGGATTGTGATGTCTAATCTGTAAATAGTTACTACCTTCTAAAGTTTCTACATCTATATTTTTATTACCATTACCCGTAAAGTTTAGTTCACTTCCTAAGTTCATTGAGGCTGAAAATGTTTTATTACCACTAAATGTTTGTGTGCCTGATAAATGTGCTGTGTCTGCGTCTAATCTTGCAGAAGCAATAGTACCACTTGTTATATTGCTACCATTTAATCCAGATGAAGAAGTTAAAAATGCAGATGCGTGACTACCGTCTAATGTGTCAGCGTCTAATCCACTATTAGCTCCGTCATTACCACTATGCCATATCTTGTTGTCATATCTACCTACACTATCAAAATTAGTTTCACTATCTCTACCAGCTCTAAAATATAATTCATCGTTATAATGTGCATAAAGTTCTAAACTTCTTGTACTTCCACCTACTCCAGTAAAAGAAACTAATAAAGTACTATGTCCAGTTTCATTTACTTGATATAGTCCAGTTGCTTTTGCATTTTCTGTTGTAGTTCCACCAGTTAAAGTGCCAAGATTTTCTTTAAAAACTGTTGAAGGTATTCTTGCATCTGCTATTGTTCCAGATGAAATTAAATTAGCTGGTATAGAATCTAATATTGCTAAATCGCCTAATTGTAAATTAAGTCTTGCAGCTGTTGCACTTGTAGCACCAGTACCCCCGTAAGCTAATCCAACAGCTGAACCTTGCCAAATACCAGTAGTTACAGTTCCAGTTTCCCCTACCTTAAATACAGGAGTTGTACTAGCGTTAGCACATATTTCAAAAAAAGCATTTGATTGATTATTGTTTGCATCAATATTAAGTCTAATATTTCCAGGAGAGTCTAAATGCCCCACTCCACCCGAACCTCTTCTCAAGGTAAAATTATTTGTATCTATTGTGTTGTCATCTGCAGACAGCTCTATACCGCCTTTAACATCTAATGCTCTTGCAGGTAATCCGTTTGTCCAACCAATTCCGAGTCTTCCAGCCATTAAAATATTATTATCATCTTTAATCCACATTGATAAAGATGGCGTTATAGCATTTCTACTTCCACTTGATACACCAGTATCATTGTAAAATTTTAATGCACCTGCATTGTCAAATTCTATATATGAAGAACCGCCATAACTTCCTTGTGTGTATGTATATCCTGAAGAATTATCAGTAGTTATATCAAGATTAAATGCTTGTAAGAACTCTCTACCACCACTATGACGCATTTCATAGATTTGTAATTGTCTATCAGTGTTATTACCGCTTCTATGTATTCTTAGCTTTTCTTTTACACCATAAGTATTACTAGGGTCATTACCTTTAATTGTAAGAAATTGACCAGCAAACTCTAAACTACTTTCAGAAGTTATACCACCAGAACCATCATCAGTAAGTAATTGATTGTTAGAGCCAGATGTAGTTGCACCGCCACCTACTTGACGATATGTCCCACCATCGTTAATATATAGCTCAGTTGTGCCTGTTCTATATCCTAACTCATAATGTTCTAATACATCGTTAGACGTAGAAGGTACACTGGACCCACGTTTAATTTTAATTATGTTAGACATTTAAATCCTTATTAATAATTACCACAATCTATGGTAGAACTATGTGCTGTAAATTGTACTAAATCAGATATTTTCCAAAACTTATCAGTTGCTAAATTTTGCCATATAAAATATGGTTTATTACTGTGCGTTCCAATGGTAATACCAGCACCGTCAGTTGAAGCTCCATTTGAATCTGGGTTTGTACTTATATTAGCTGCTAATACAATGTTTTTATCATCAACTGTTACTGTTGTTGATTCTACAGTAGTAACTCCACCTTCTACTGTTAAATTACCGCCAATATTCCAGTTTCCTGCCACTCCACAATTTCCTGCTAAAGTAATATTATTATCAATTTTATCTGCAGTTACTGCATCATCTTGAATTGCAGCAGTATCTACTGCGTTGTTTGCTAATTTAGCTGCAGTTACTGCATTATTAGCTAAAGCTGCAGTAGGCACAGAACTACTTGCAAGATTACCAAGTACAACTGCATTGTCTGCAATATCACCAGCTTCAATACCGTCAGGTGCAATACTTACTGCTCCGCTAGATACACTAAAGTTTGTGCTATTAAAAGATGCGATACCTTTGTTAGATGCTGTTGCGTCTTCTCCACTAATTGTTACATTTCCTGTAGCGCCAGATACATCAATACCTTCTCCTGCAACTGCTGTCGCTACATAATTACCAGTAGTTTCAGTTCCAAGTATAACACCACCATCTTTAATTTTTACTTTACCTGCAGTAACTTCAAAATTTTCACTTAAAAACCCTGCTTTACCTAAAGTAGGTGCAGAAGCATGAGCTGTTGCTGTTGGTACTGCATTAAGAATATTTTGTTGAATATCTACAATAAATCCTGAGTTATTATTGTCTTTACCACCGATAAATAATTTACCTGCAGACCCATTGTTATTTAACCAGCCTAACTCTCCATAAGCTAACTGTGCACTTCCCCCTGTTCCAGAAGGAGCCGTAGTGCCGTCAAAAGCACTTTTTTTAATCTGTATTACATTTGCCATTTTTTTCTCCTATGAGACTAAAAGTCTCCTCCGTATATGTTTTCATTTTGCAACAGTACTTCTGCGTCTGTTACACTAAATGTTACTGTATCTCCCGATACAGCTGTTGTTATTCCTGTTCCCCCCGTTAGGGTTAAAGTCTCGTTGTTTGTGATTGTAGAAGTACCAGTATCTCCAGCTGCAGAAAACTGACTAAATTGTGCAGCAGTAGTATTTTTATTAATATTAACTGTACTAGTTTTTTTAGTTACTCTAATATCATTATCACTTTTTCTTATTGTTACTCCCATTAATATGTTACCCTTTCGATTACTTCTATTTCACCTTCTAAATCTCTTGTTGTTTCATTGCCTATTGTTCTAAATATATCATATATCAAATTATCGCCTGGCAGTGCAGCAGTTTGAGCTTCTGTCAAAGTGAAAACAACTTCACCGTTTGCTAAATTATTGCCACTTTTTGCAAATGTTATTGGAGTATTTCCTAATTTTATTGCATCTGTTTCAGGGCTTCTTCTTATATTTGATGTAAAAGTAGCATTTGTTAAATTTATAGCACTTCCCGAAGAATCTGTCAATGTTACTTCCAAAGTAAAATCTACTCCTTGCTCTATAACTAAATTATGTTTTGCTGCTGCCATATCTACCTCTAATAACTATGTTGATTTATTGAATAATTAGAATCATCTTTACCACGATTTTTGTATTTTTTTGCCATCATTACACACTCTTTGTATTCTGCTTTATAGTATAATGCTTGTTGTACATTTCCTTTAGATGCGTGTAATTGTTGTAATACTCTATACATTGGAGCTTCATGAAACTCTGATGGAAAGCTAGGACTAGCAGTTAAATCTGCTGTAAATCTTAAACTCTTTTTAGCATAATGTATTCTAATAGTATCTCCTGTTGTTAACTCAGAACTATCTAAAGAAGTAAGTTTATCTTTTACATAATCCCACTTTGCAACAACTAACGTATAATCTCTTAAAGTATATACTAAATCATTTGTTGGCCAGTCAAAATCTTTTGCTACCTGCGTCATGATATATCAGTCTCCTCTATCATACCTGTAAATCTTTTAATTTGTTTATTGTTATAGTCTACTCTATCTACACTTAAAACATCGTCATTGCTAGTTATACCAGTAAAATCTGTAAATGCATATCTTCTTTTATCATCTACTGTAACTGATACAGTAGCAGTACCTCTTTCTAGCTCTACTTCACCATCAAACTTATCGAGTGCTCTATTTAACATTAAACGTATTTGTGTTTCTCCTATATCTGGAAAGTCTTGTTGTATAGTTTCAATCATTTCTTGCTGTGTCATTGTTCTTCCCTTTGTTGTGAAGGCCTACTATATGACGCTATAAATGTAGCCAAAGCTCCTTCATACTCTCTTTGCAATAATTGTAAATCTGCCATTTTTAAATTATGTTCTTCTGTATCATCTTGAAACTCATTTAATTCTGACAATCTAGCTTTAATAGCTGTTTTCATAATAATCAAATGCTCTATTTCATCTGGAGCACCTACAAAATCTGATAAATCATTCGCAAATGTAATTGTAGGATAATTAACGTGCTCTACTGTAGCTCCAGAACTTGCAGTAGGTAAAACAAAAACTTTTCCAGCTTTTTTATAATATACTGGACTTTTTGCTGTTGCTTCATAAATAGAACCACTATTAGATTCATATCGTGCTATATCAGAAAATGGTATTTCTCTGGACATATAACCATTTCTAGATACACTTAGTATTCTCGCAGATGTAATTGCACCTCCACTACCAGTAACATTAGTAGTAGTGCTCATACTCCATAACATTTCTAATGGAAGTATGTTAATAATCTCTTTTGCAGCATCAGTTGCAAATTGCCCAATAGCAGTATTGTCTACCACAATATCTGACAATAAGTCTAATATTCTACTTTTTACGCTTGTTGCTCCCATAATTTTCCTTTAATTCTTCGGGGGTGAACCACGCCACCCCCTTGTTTATTTAACTATTAGTTAAATTTAAGTACAGCATGAGTTTCTGGAAGTGAAATCTCAAGACCTGCTTCTGTAAGAATCATGTCTTTTCTTCCGTCAACGTCATTAGCTTGTACGTTAGTCATAATTTGCGTGTCTCTTGACTCGCCATTTCCAACTAATGGTCTATATGATACATTGTCTAAATCAATCGCTATAGCATGGTTAGCCCATGGTCCTCTTAATAAAGGTTCCATAACGAAGTTTAATTTACCATACAATGTGTCAATAGAAGTTACAGGTACACCATCAAAGGTTCCTGCATTCTTCTCTAAACCTACTCTGTAGCCATTGTTAGATGACATAGCATTTCCTAAGAAAGACTGTCCACCTAATTTGTTCAACCAATTCATGATGCTTCTAGAAGCAAGAACAAGTTTGTTACCACCTGCTGCTGATTCTGGGTCAAAAATAGTTGACATTGAGTCTACAAAAGTATCATATCCTGAATTTGCATAGGTAAACTGCATAGTGTTCCCATAAAGTTCAGTATATGGTAAAATACCCCATGTTTTACGTAATGGTCCAGCAGCTGCTGATTCATCAGCAGAACCGTATCCAAAAAGTAAAGCATTTTCGATATCCATTTTGTGTTCCATTAGTTTCTCTTGGTACACTCTCATGTACTCATTAGCGTCACCTCTGTAGCGTGTAGCTAAAGAAGTACCAGAAAATAGAGGTACACCAGTTTTAAAGATTTGGCAATAGCCTTCTCTTGAATAAAACTCGTCTCTCCATCCGTCTGGTGCAGTACCGCCTTCAGCGTGAGCTGAACCGATAATTTGAGCTTCTGCATTGTCAGCAATTTTTAAAGTATGACTTGAAGCCACGTCTGTAATTGCTAATTCGCCTGCTGCTTGTGTTGTACTAAGTGCTGCATCTAAACTACCTTGCGTAGCTTTAGGTACAAAAGTAGCAGCTAAAAAGTCAGCAGATAAATCTGTGTCTTTATTAGCACTATCTTGTGTAACAGCTGTTACTCTGTAATACAAAATAACATCTTTGTTAGCACCATCATTGTATACACCTTGAATTGCAAATGTCTGTCCGACAGTTGCAAATTCAACCATTGCAGCTACTCCATCTTTTCTACCAGTACGGTCATAATCTACATCAAACTGCTTTGCAGAAATTGCTGCGTTAGACACAGAACCTACTGTTGAGCCGTCTACTACAGTAATTAGACCTTTTGCTTTAAAGTTACGTCTTTGCCATTGATGTCTTTTTTCTAAAAATTTGAAAATAGGGTCATCTGTTGGCTTTTTGCTAACTTTAGATAGATATGAAAAGAATGGGGAAGCAGCTGGGTTTAATTCTGATACTCTTTCACCAAAATTAAACACTCTTCTTATGTCATTAATACTCTGTCCTTGTGGAGCAGAGCTAATGTCGTTTGAATATATGTTCGCCATAATAATCTCCTAATTAAAAGATGTTACGCTTATTAAAATCTCCAAGCATAGCATCCATCATTTTATCCTCTACATTTTTACTTGGCGACTGTACACTCTGCCCTTGCTGCACCCCTATCGGTTTTGGGATGGAGAGTTTTTCTTGTCTTTGATTCATTAGTTGTTGTTTCTGTTGAGCTTCTTCACTGATTTGTTCAGTTTGTTGTGGGGCTACCCCCTGGGTCAACTGGTGTAGCTTAACTAAATTGTCCAAAGACATTGAATCAGGTGAACTCATTTTAGTAACAAAATCTTGAGCTTGTTCAGGAGTATAGTTATACTTCATTTGCAACTCTGTCAATGTTTCTTGATGTTGTTGACGAGCTAACTGTTCCTTTTGAGCTGCATTCATTTGTTCTTCTCTAAGTTCATCTTTTTTCAATATAAAATCACTCATCTGCTCCAAATAATCCTCTTTTGATGCTAAATACTTAGCACTTGAACTATCTGGGTCAGCTAAGGCCTCAGAATAATCATAGTCTGTTGGTTTCACTGGTTTAGATGGTTTAACTAACTTAGGTTCATCAGTTTCCTTCTTAACCGCAGTTTGAGATTTCAATGCATCCAATTCAGCTCTCATAGCTTCCATTTCTGATTTAGTCTTATCTGCTTGTGATTGCCAATAATTAAATTGACTATCATCTTCTTTTGCTTTCATAGTATCAGGAGTACTTACAGGTTCACCTTCAATAGTAGGATTTACATCCTGCTGAATTACCTCTTCTGAGTTAGCTTCCACTGCAAAAGGGTCTTGTCCAGACGGACTAAATACCTGCTCAAAAATGTCTGCTTGAATATCACTTGACTCTACAGTCTGGTCTTGTGAGTTCTCTTGTACTATATTGCTTTCTACTTGTTCCATTACCTTGTCCTAACGTTAACTCTCTTCTTCCTCAAATAGGTTTTCTGGTTCCATTGGGGCTTCCGAGTTCATCAACTGTTGTTGTTGGTCTCCGAGCCTAGCTTTAAATAAGCTAGACGCCATATCAGCTCTATTAGACACCTTATCTAATTTAGAACTAAACTTTTCTACTTCTAGTCGTTTTTTAGCGTGCACTTCTTCACGTTGTGCTGTTTGTAAATCGCCTTTGACTTTCTTCAATTCTTGTTCCATTGCTTGCATTTGTTGCATCATTTTTTGCATTTGTCCACTTCTTGCCATAACTCCATCCACATCTACAAGCTCTGATTTCTTTAATACTTCTGTTTGGTCTATTAATCCCATCTTATACATTTCCATATAAGTGTTCAACAATGCCATTCTATTATTAGGCAATGTAGACCCAGAAACTACTTGTATATCATATTTACCTACGCCAATGTCGTGATATTTAATTACATCGCCATTGTCCATTTCTTTATAAAAGTTAAATCGTTGCTCAGTTTCTTCTCCATTAGGTTGTAATAATCTAATTACTTTTTCTTCTGTGTATAATTGTTGTATTAATCCTATAGATACTTTACCTACTTGATTTAACATATCTTCTATGTCATCTCTACGAGATTTAATTCTTCTTTGTCCAAATTCGTCTACTACAATAGTTCCTCTGTAAGTAGATGGTGCACCTCTACCCCCACCTTGCATCAACTCATAAATTCCAAATCCATATTCTAAATCAGATTTTGCATCTGCTTCATTTTTATATAATTCATTGGGAAGAGGTACTGGACCAGCTACTATTGGTGCACCTAGCTCTGCGTCAAATTCAATGACACTTGTTCCTGCTCTTCCCCACTCTTCTTCAACTTGTCTCTTATCAACACTACCTCTCGGTATTAATAGCTTCACATTTGTACTAGTACTAGCATGAGCTATAATTAAAGAACGAATTTTATTAATATACTCCTGTAAAGGTCTGTAAATTCTTACATCTGACTCAGGAAATGGTGTACGTAAATGTACATTCATCAATGGAACAATAGGATAATCTTCTATTGGCAAGTGTCTTTCATAAAGCAATGAATCTCCTACACTTACTACCATTTGTATCCTTGGTACATCTACGGTGTTACAAACTATTTCATCTGTTCCTTTTAATTCTTCAGTGCTCATCGGTATTAAACTTGTTGTACTTCCAGGGATAGCATCAGCAGTCTCCATACCTGGTACTTTAATTGGGTCTCCCTGTATCATCTGACCTGTTTGTTGGTCAATTTGAGGTTCAGGTAATTTAAAATGAAATATCGGTCCACTTTCTTCTATTGACTGCATTAATTCTTCAACTGCTTCTTCTTGCCATACAATAGACTCTTCACCTGTAATTTTTCTTACTTTTACGTAAACTAAATTAATATAAGACTCGAACTCTTTATCATCTAATAAATATTCTCTTTCGCTAAAAGGTTCATAGACATTATAAAACTGCTGTATAACTTTTGTATATCTTTCTAAGTATCTTCTTACAGTATGTGCTCTATCCTCTACATCTCCAGGAAACATCTGGTCTACAGTTTTTGCTAAATTTGTAACAGGATAATCATCTGAAGCTTCTGGCTCTTCTGCTGAATCTTCGATTATATCTGCAAACTCAGGATACATTTGCATAGCTACTTCATCTGTCATATAACTTGCATAAATAACATTTGCAGCATCTCTAAAAAACTTATCTTTTGAGTTAGGGTCTACATAAATATCAAGGGGATTCACAGCTTTTATCATAACTTCGCCTTTACCCATGTCTGCATCTGGGTCTTGATACACCATTAATGCACCCATACCACCTACATAATAATCGTCAATAGTTTGTTTTAACTCTAAATCACCTTGACTAATTTGCCATATATACTGAAATAAATCGGAAAATACCTTAGCTATCTCTCTATCTCCATCTTCTCTACCCGTTGCTCTAAATTGTGGAGAGTTGTATGTTAATAAAGCTTTTGCTGTTTCAACGATTGGATGAATACGATTTACTACAATAGCAGCTTGTCCACGCTGCTCTAATGCTTCTTGCTGTTCTTTGCTCCACTGAGCACCTGCTCTAAATTCAATAGATTCTTGAAATTTTTGTGCCCATGGTTCTCTTGATGAATTGTACTGTGTCCAGAGTTCTCTAGTTTCTTGTACTTCAGGGTGAATGGTTCTTTCGTCGACATTACCAGTTTCATAATTAAATACTAATTTATTCTGAGTTTCTGGTTTTCTGCTTTTGGCTTTTCTTTTTTTTATGTCCATGCTCTATCATTATGTAGTTTTTCGGTATCTCTATATGTTCAATTTTATCTATTTTTGAAATGAAATCGTCAAAACTTATATGATATTTCGCAAATTTTTTATCAGCCATTTCTAACCTCGAACTTATAAACAAAAATTTGTTTATGTCAAGGATTATTTTACATTAATCTCCAATCTACTTTTTTACGTAAATAATTCCATTGGTCTTCTAGTGTTGTCTCTTCTTCATCATGAGATGGTTTGTATGCATTTTTATTTGCATAAAAGAATCCGTCTAGCAAGTCATCGTGTTTACCACGTGGATATAATAATAATTCATCTTCAAATGCTTGCATATTCTTTTTCATAAATACTTTTTTATTAGCAAATAATGGTTGCAAACTTTCTAACCTGTATGACTTAGATGTTCTAGGGTTTTCTTTTACTTCTAGCCCTGGTATAAATAATCCTAACTCTTCTGACTTTTCTTTAATGTATTGTCTAAGCATTTCCTGATACCCAACCGACTCGATACGTGTTTTAGCACTTTCGTATATTCTAAAATTATCTATAATTGCATCAGCTAGTTGTAAAGGGGTTGCTCTTTTGCGATAGTAAGGTAAACAAAAACGATTGTTATCTTTATCTACAGCAATATTAAATATTACACTGTAGTCTGCAGTTTTCTTTGTGCTGCTAGCAGGGTCGACACCAGTGAATACATTCACAGGTCGTCTCTCGTTTACTTCCTCACCATTAAGGTTCGTCAGAACGAGGGTCGACAACCCTGCAGTGTTTGTTTCAATGTGTCCGTCATAGGTCTGGAAATCTTCTGGTCTAAATAAATTATCTTCATCTCCTACGATTTGACATAAATATTCTCTGTAAAATACAGATAATCGATTAATACTTTCTAACTCAGATTTTTTTTGTTTTAATTTTTCTATAGGCCATACTTCTTCCCATAATGATTCTTCTTTTTCCATGTCAGGTCGATACTCTAAGTTTCTCCACCCTTCCATATCTTTCAAAGTCTCAACCAGACATCGTTCGTGTTGAGGTGTACCAATAACAGCAATCCTCCCCTTAATAGGGTCTAGGGAAGGAACACCTGATTGCAGCAACCAACGAAGATTAAACTCCATAGCTTCTGCTGTTTTAGTATTAACTTCGTCTTCTGGGTCATCTAAGACAATGAGCGTTGGTCGTTGATTCCCATGTTTAATACCACGGATTTGCTGTCCTGTACCTTTACAGATAACAATGCTGCCATCTTTTAATTCTATTTCGTTATTACTCCACTTGCGTGCATTTTGCATTCCCCAGTATCCAAAAAAATATCGAAACTCTTGTGAATAGTTTAGTACATCTTTGATTGTTCCCAGGAGCTTCGTAGCGTGCGACTGAGTTCGTGACACAAGTACGACAACCTTAACACCAGGGTCAAACATAAGATGGAACAAAGGAAAAACACCAGCAACAACGGAAGACTTAGCATGACCACGAGGTGCAATAATATTAATTTGTTTTTGTTCTTCATCTAATAAATGCTTTGTTATGTCATAATGAAACTTAGGAGACTCTTGACTAAACATATTAGGCATAATCATTCTTCCAAATAGTAGCATATCGCTACGCATCTGTTCTAATATATGCTTTTTATCCATTTTGTTCAAAAACGACTTCTATTCCAAAATCTTTGGCTACCTCTACTAAGGTAGCTAAAAAAATGTTTAGACTATCCTTTTTCCCCGATATCGTTATCTTCTGCTTCACTTGGCAATTCCTGTGTTTTAGTTGCTGTAAGTTTTTTTGTTTGTTTTTCGAAGTTAGCTTCTATCTGGTGCGAAAGGTCTAATTCTAATGTATCTGTCTGTGTCTTAGCTTTTGGTTTCATATCTAGGTAATCTGAAAGCTCTTTTGCAGCTTTTATCATATTTCCTGGGTCTTCATTTACTTTTGCTACCCCAATAGCATCTTTTATAGTATCTAATACGTACCCTTCATCAATTCCACGCTCTGTAAGCACTTCTTTCATCTTATCCTTAATCATTTGCTTCATTCCCTTAGTTTTCAATAATCTTTTTACGGTCCAGGCAGGTTTTTTTTGGTCTGGCCTGTACATTTGCCCTAATTTTTCAAAATCTGGCGTTTTTCCTGCCATTATGTACGTCATATACGCTTCTAGCAAGTCTTTTGACCTACGTTTTTGCAGTTCTAACTGCATTTGACTCTTTGTAGACACCGAATTAAAGCTTTTTGTCTCCCAATGTGGTAAAAACTCTAGCTTACTAGTCTTTGTTACCCATTGTTTACCATATGGATACGTCATTTCTACCCCACTAGAGTATGTTTTAACAGCAAGACACTGGGCAACGTACCCGTCATCAGATACGCCCCAGTCACCTTCTTTGCATTTCTTCCAATGTTTGTACGTTAGCTGAAAGTCTTTTACAGGATAGACTTCATACTCGACCTCTTGGAAGTTATTTATCTTCAGTTTTCTCGGTATCGTTATCATGCTGCTCTAATTTTTCTTGTAAAAATGCTTTAAACTCTTCTTCTTTGCCACTAAACTCAATATACTCGTTTAATAGTCTGTCCCCATTAATAACCATTTGTACGCATTGTTCTAATCGCATTGCCATATTGGTCATAATACTGGTCATCTCTTTATTCGTTAACTTTGATTTTTTCATATCGCCCTTTACCTAGCTTATAAGCTTAAGCTTATTTTTCTAATCTTTTACTTAGTCTTAGTAAGTAATACTTAATCTTATTAAAGATTAAGTATGTTAGTCTTAGTATATACTTAATCTTAGTATATACTAAGCAAATCCCTACATTAATTCTTTTCAATAGTTGCAACGCCAAGCTCCATCTCATCTTGTACAGTATAGATTTCAATCTGTGCCATAATTAAATCATACATATAGTTTGACTTATCAGGGTCTACATTACCATCTATTACTGCTTTTACCCATTGACCTTTATTTTTATCGTAAATTTCAATAACTTTCTTTTTTATAGGCATCACCATCTAAGTTAATCATAAGCTGCTATTAAAGTCTATAAAAAATTTCAGAAAAAAAAATTGCCGTAGATTGCGTGTGCTTGGTATATATATAACCTATCCCCCGTACATTTTGGTTGAGTATGTTCGTTTTCGTTGAAAAGTCTCGTTCAGTTGACCCTTGACGGGTCTACTTCACTCACCTTATAGGTCTCGGTGTTCGCACCTCAGTGCCTGAGGCTCACATCGAAGGGCTTTATCTATAAGGACTTTACTTTATGATTATATTA